ACTAGAGCCGTCAGGAATAGATGTTGGTATAGCTATATTAGAAACACTAGCTGCCACACCGCCCTTTGGAACAATGGTTGCTGTTTGCCCATTGGTAAATGCTGCTGTTGATGTACCTACGAAGTTAGTTGAGGTTAGGTTAGTCCCTTGATGAGTTGATATTCCAGTAAGAGCATAAGCCTTACTTCCATCAACATATGTAAGCACAAATTGACCTACCGCATTTGGGTCAAATCGCACACCCAGATATCCTGTAAGACTTGGATTAAAAATATAATGAGAACTAAAACTTAAAGAAGTTCCTGAGATTGTCCCTATATTTGCCCGTCCTGTTAAACCATTATTACGATAATAAGCGACAACAAAAGTATTTGCGGTGTTGGGGTCAAAAGATATTGAGTTTTGACTGATTTCACTTGAGTTATATATAACAGCCGTACCATAACTTATAGAAGACCCTGAAATTGTTCCTACGATTGCAGTGCCGTCTTTAGTTGATGCCGCATCATTACAATAAACTATAACAAATTTGTTAGCAGTGTTGGGGTCAAAAGCTAGTTCCCCTACAATAGTGCTGGCTGAGTGAAACGTATTAACAGAACCATAACTTATTGAAGTCCCTGAAACAGTACCTATTTTAACGTGTCCATACCATGAAGAATCTCGATAGCATAAAACAAACTTGTTGGCAATGTTGGGGTCGAAGACTAGACTGTGTATTGGAACGGGTTCAGAGTCAAAGACAGCCGCACTACCAAAGCTTACGGAAGTGCCTGATATTGTCCCAACAAAAGCTTTGCTATTGCTACTACTACTATCAGCAAAAGATATTACTAGCTTATTAGAGGTGTTTGGGTCAAAAGCTATACTTATATAATTAGTAGTGCCAGTATTAAATGTAACTAGACTACCAAAACTTATTGATGTACCTGATATTGTACCTACTCTTGCTTTACCATGGTTAGACGAACCTCCTCTGAAGGCCGTTAATATTTTATTGGCGTTATTAGGGTCAAATGCTACAGTAGTAAATGAAGACACTTCTGAATTGATTATATACGGAGTGCCAAAAGATATAGATGCTCCGCTTACTTGGCCCACAATAGCTACTGGATATTTTGAATTCGAGCTAGAAATATCCCTATCTTGATAAGCTATAACAAACTTACCGACTGTGTTTGGGTCAAAAGCTGCTGGAGAAACATACTGCGCTCTATTGGTTCCAAACGTAGTCTCACTGCCATATGGTATGTCAGCAGCAATAACAGTTGGACCAACAACCTCAACCTGACCATTGGCTTTCAAAATAACGGCCCTGCCATTAGGCAGCGTACCACTAGCTATTGCTTCAAACTCTTTAGCTGAACCTCCTGCTGGAAGTAGCTCACTTAAATTACTCATTAGCTAAACTCCAAGTTAATTGAGGTGGACGAAAGTGCCTTACCTATGCGTACTGCTGGTGAGGTTGTTGTTGTTGATAATGTCCCATCTCCCTGAACGTAATACACAGAGTTAGGCACGATAGCTGCAAGAGTGTTTGCTGTGCCACCCATACCGCTGTGGTTAGTACAATAGTAGTAAAGCGTAGGCGCACTAGCAGCTACAACTATCTGAGTGTATGCACCAGCATTGCCAGGAGTACCTGATGTAGTAACGCCAGTTGTGTATTCAGAGCCACTAGCATGACTTCCGTTAGACGTAGTTGAGAACCTAAAGGGGTGTCCACTATTGCTAGACGCTGATTGGTCAAACTTGTAAGTAAATCCTTCTCTCAAGTTCAATGTATATTGTAGAACACCATTGATGTAATAACGATTACCTGAACCTGGGTTAGTTACTGTTACTGCAAAAGTACCGCCAGCAAGTTCAGTCTTTAGTCCACCTTTGATAGTTACCTTACCTGCTGCACCTGATGATATGGCAGCGTCTGTGATACCTAAGAAGTTGGTTGAGGTTAGGTTAGTTCCTAATGTAGATACTTGCCCTACAATAGCTGTACCATAATTGGAATTGCCACCATCCCTATAACAAACTACAAACTTACCACTGTTATTAGGGTCAAAGGATGATGATAAATAATTGGTAGACCCTGAGTTAAATACAGATTCAGAACCAAAGCTAATTGAAGTACCACTGATCGTACCTACAATAGCTGTTCCGTAATTAGAATTGCCAGCATCCCTATAACAAGCTACAAATTTACCACTGTTATTAGTATAAAAGGATATGGAAGTCTCACCAGTATTCGCTGAGTTAAATACAAATTCAGACCCAAAGCTAATTGAAGTGCCACTTACAGTACCTACACAAGCTGTGCCATAATAGCTATTACCATTATCGTGATAAACAACAACAAACTTACCACTGGTGTCGGGGTCGAAGGATAGGGACAAGTACCTAGTATTCGCTGAGTTAAATACACTCTCACTACCATAACTTATTGAAGTGCCACTTATAGTCCCTATGATCGCTGTACCATAAGCAGAATTGCCCTGATCTTGATAACCAATAACAAACTTACCACTGTTGTTGGGGTCAAAAGATAGGAAGGGGTACTCTATATTTGCTGAGTTAAATACAGATTCAGAACCAAAGCTAATGCTTGTTCCACTTACAGTACCTACAATAGCTTTACCCCTAGCAGCATCTGTAGCGCCATAACAAACTACAAACTTGCCACTATTATTAGGGTCGAAAGCTACGTTAGTGTAGTTAGTGGTAGACGAGTTAAATATATACTTAGAACCAAAGCTAATGCTTGTTCCACTTACAGTACCTACAATAGCTGTACCATAATTGGAATTGGTATTATTCCTATAACAAACTACAAACTTACCACTATTATTAGGGTCGAAGGATAGGGAGGTATAAACACTATATCCTGTGTCAAATACATACTCAGAACCAAAGCTAATTGAAGTGCCACTTATTGTACCTACAATAGCTGTGCCGTAGTTTGAATTACCCTGATCATTATAAGAAATTACAAACTTACCACTGTTATTAGGGTCAAAGGATATAGATTTGTAATTGCTAGACCCTGAGTTAAATACACTCTCACTACCAGCAGGAATGCTCTCTGCTAACCCACTTATGCTAACAGCCTCAACTTGCCCATTAGACTTCAACACAACAGCTTGGCCGTTGGGTAAAACACCACTAGCCACAAAGTTTACATTCTTACCGCCACCACCTGCTGGAAGTAGCTCACTTAAATTACTCACGGCAAGTCCCTCATGTTGATTGTAGTTGCAGAGATGGCCGTACCTATCCTCTGAGCGGGAGATGCGCTGGCAGTAGTTATCGTGCCGTTTGTCTGAGCGTAGTAGTCAGAGCCTATAGTGAGGCTTGTCTGTGATTCGTTGATGCCACCCCACGTGTTTATCTTAGCTGTTGCGCCAGATGATGCCGCTTCTGCGGCTATGCCTATAAGATTGGTGGAGGTTAGGTTTGATACAGCCAACCCTACATTTGCAAGTTGTGCGGTTCCATAATTACTGTTCCCACCATCCTTGTAAATCATTACAAGGTTAAGTGAATTATTAGGATCAAAAGCTATTCCATTAGATGCAGAATCAGCAGCGTTAAATATAGCCTCTGCACCAAAAGTAATTGAGGTTCCTGAGACTGTGCCTAACTTACCTCTCAAGTGATTATTAGCCGCACCTCCTATTACAACAAACTTGTTAGCATTATTAGCGTCAAAGGCTACTGACGCTCCTGCGGTTTGAGCATTTAAATTGAATGTAACTTCAGCACCATAACTGATTGAATTGCCTGATATAGTACCTACCCTAGCAGTTCCTCTATTGCCGTTTTGACTTTTTGGATATGCCACAACAAACTTGTTAGCAGTGTTAGGATCAAAGGCTAGTGAAATAACGTCAGGAACGCTGGCAGTAGTAAATACATGCCCAGAACTAAAGCTTATAGAAGTACCAGAAACAGTACCAATCTTAGATGTACCTTTGCTACCATTGCCAGTATCTACATAAGATACAATAAACTTATTAGCGTTGTGTGGGTCATATTTTATATGGAGATAGTGGTCTACTTGTGAATTAAATACAGTCTCAGATCCAAAACTTATAGAAGTTCCAGAGACTGTACCCACTCTAGCTGTACTGTAACTGCTGTTACCAGCGTCCCTGTATGCTACAACAAACTTGTTAGCAGTGTTTATGTCAAAGGCTACTGATGTGTAATAAGTAGTAGCATTGTTGAATACTGCTGATGTGCCAAAACTTAAGGAAGAACCTGATATTGTTCCTATAATAACTCTACCAACATAAGGGCTACCGCTCCCATCTGTGTGTGATATTACAAATTTGCCCGATGTATTTGGGTCAAAAGACGCTGAAACATAGCCAGTATCTGAGCTTGAGTGAAATACAACCGCAGTACCAAACGTAATTGACGTACCTGAGATAGTCCCTATACAAGCTCTACCTTGACTACCTGTACTGTAAGCAACCACAAATTTATTAGCGTTATTTGGGTCAACGATAATGAAAGGGTAACTAGTTGCTGCAGATTCAAAAACAACTTCACTTCCTGCTGTAATTCCAGTAGCGTCATTAGCTTCAGAAATAATTCCAACAGTACCATCAGGCTTCAACACTACTGCTTTACCATTAGGCAGAGTACCAGAAGCTACAAACTCAACTTGGTTCTGCCCTCCACCACTTGGTAGTAACTCTGATAAATTGCTCATTAAATGCTCCAGCCTATTGTGCTGTTAACATACGTCATTACAATCTGAGCAAAGTTCTTATCGAACACAAGGTCAGTACCAGAACTAGCAATGTTTGAGCCGTTACGAGCGACTGTGAATGTTGTTGTAGCTGCCGCACCTGTCCCGTCTTTAACAATGACATAGTTGCCAGCAGATGGGCTTGCAGGTAGTGTGATGGTGATGCCTCCAGCAGATGCAATGTGATAGCTTGCGTTAGTCGCTGTGACGTTTGTGCCTGTGACTGTGGGCGATGGGTGTTTGTTGGCATTAAAAGTTTCAATATCAGAACCAATAGCAAGACCTAACGCTGTCCTAGCTGCTCCTGCCGATGATGCGCCTGTTCCACCTTTGGCAATCTCAAGATCAGCACCAGTGAAATTGGCGTTAGTAACATCACCTTCTTTTAATAGAGCATGACCGCCAGCAGTAGATCCATCGTGAACAACAAGTGTGTCTTTGGTTGTGTCAACAGTGACCTCGCGTACTGCCCCTGTAAAAGACCCATGTTCGGAAGTCGTACCGCCACGAAGTTGTAATAATTTGCTCATGAAAGACCTCCAAAGTCCATCTGTAGATTAGAACCTGAGATGGTTCCTATGTTAGTCATGTTGTTATTTTGCCCGTCTAAAGCCGCTGCTAACTGAGGTGATGAATCAGCAGCAACACTTGTAATTCCTGATACAATTCCACTAAACGCTGAACCTGTATAATATTTTAAAATATTAGCGGTGCTGTCGTACCACAGATCACCAGAGCTAGGGCCAGCAGGGGCAGATGATGATATTTTATATTCGTTTGCGTAGCGATTAACGTTAGCGATTGAGCCAGCTACAATGTTTACATTAGCTATACCAGAGCCGACAGCATTAACATTTGCTATTCCTGCACCAACTGTGTTGACGTTAGCTATCGCCCCACCAACCGTGTTTACATTTGCAATCGCATTACCTACAACAGATATTTTATTACCTACGCTAGTAGTATTTGATGTGGCTATAGAACCTAAGTCTTCAGTAGCCGTAAGTTCTCCACCAACAATATTGATTAAAGCTTGATCAGCAGCGCTTGGGGCTATCCCCACCCAAGCAGAGCCATTATAGACTTTCATAAAATTGCTAGATGTACTCCAATACATAGCACCTGTTAGTAAAGAACCTCCATCATTATCTACACTAGGGTTAGAACTCTTTGACCCAAGAAAACGATCATCGAAGGAGTCGTAACTAGCGGCTGCATTGTTAGCACTTGTAGATGCACCAGAGGCGCTATTAGCAGATGCGGTTGCAGAGTTTGCTGAAGCGGTTGCAGAGTTTGCTGAAGCGGTTGCAGAGTTGGAAGCGTTAGTAGCTTGAGTGCTGGCGGTGCTTGCGCTTGCGCTTGCCTGATTGGCTTTTGTAGTTGCTGTTGACGCGCTAGACGCTGCCGCTGTTGCTGAGTTAGCTCCTGCGGTTGCTGAGTTACTAGAATTGGTAGCTTGAGTAGAAGCTGTAGACGCTGAGTTGGAACTGGCGGTAGCAGAGTTAGCTCCTGCGGTAGCAGAGTTGGCCCCTGCGGTAGCAGAGTTGGCCCCTGCGGTAGCAGAGTTGGCAGCGGCAGTAGCAGAGTTAGCTCCTGCGGTTGCTGAATTGGCCGAAGCTGTTGCTGAACTGGCAGCATTTGATTCTGCTGTTTCA